AGAGCGAAGAATCGGGGGGCAGACATGGGGGTGATCCAGCGCGCATACTTCACGCTCGAGGAAGCCGTCGCACATTGGGGGCTGAGCGAGACCGAACTGCGATATGTCGTCGAGAACGGGCTTCTGACGCTGTCGCTGCGCATCTATGGCAGCGTCGATCACCGTGATGGCCGCCCCGGAACGGCACCCCGCCGGCGCGACTTCGAGGGGGTGGTCGATCTGCATCGCCGCGACGCGATTGAAGTCCTCGCGCAGGACGAGCGTAGCTTGCGCGCCTTTCGCCTCTCCGATGGCGGGGGGGTGACGCTCGCGGAGGGAGCCCCTGCATGGATCGCGCGGCGGCAGGCGCTCATCGTGCGCGCCGACGAGCAGGATCGCTTCGATGCCACGCTCGAGGCGCAGGCACGGCCACGAACCGATGAGTTTCATCGCTTTCTCTGCTTTCGCTTTCTCGAGCGCGACTATCGCTTCACCGAGATGCAGGCGCGCGCGCTCCACCACCTCTTCCTCGCGGCGCTTGCGGGCGAGCCTGATCGGCGTGGCGGCGATATCCTGTCGGCGGCAGGCTCCGCCTCGCTCAAGCTCAGCTATCTCTTCTCGAGCCGGCAGGGCTGGTGCGCCATCGTCCTCCCGGTCGCCGGCAGGCGCGGCCATTACCGAATGGCGCCGGGGCTTGTCGTCGCCATGATGGCTGCTGGCTGACCCCCCTCGCCATTCCCAAGATCCGACGCTGACGAGGCCCGCCGCGAGCGGGCTTTTTGCTGTCTGCACGCCGCCTCGAATCGTCGCCGTCGAGTGATTCGGTCGGTGGTTGGTCGGTGCTCGGTCGGTATCAGGTTGGTGAATGGTTGGTGAGCCCTCGATCCTCCAACCATGGGAGGCCGGCGGCATTGAATTTCCAGCAAATAATAAATTCATCCACCGACCACTCATGACACGACCTCCAACCGAAGCTTCGGCAAGGGTGTGCTCGTCACCAAAGACGAGGCCCGAGATGAACGACGCGTTGCTCACAACCAAGCTTCTTGCCCGGCGATGGCGCATCGCGCCGCGCACGCTCGAACGCTGGCGCGCTGACAGCGTCGGGCCCTGCTTTCTGCGGATCGGGCGGCATATCCGCTATCGCGACGCCGATGTGCAGGCCTTCGAGCGCGACCACGCGGGCCTCGTGCCCGGCCAGCTCCGGGGCGGCGCATGAACCTCGCCGGCGCTGCACATGTCGATGGGGCAATCGCGCTCCTCGCCTGGGCCGACACGGCCGAACCGGGCGCCGCGGCGGTCTATCACATCGGACACCTCGCCATCGACGCACCCGTCTACGGGCCGGGGGCACCTCGGATCGTTCGCGAAGGTCCGCGCGAACTCGCCGATGCTGCCTGGCGCCTCGCCGCACTGGAGCGCGTCCACCTCGTGCAACGGCGCCTCGCTCCGGCCCGCTTTGCCTATCTCGCTGTCTCGCGGCCCAGACCGCGCCACCGGCCGACACCACACGCGCTTCTCCCATAACACCAAGGCCGAGTGATGGCCCTGCCATTTCCCTTCAACGGAGTGCCCACCATGCCACGCGCCGACAACGTCCCATGCTTCGCCGATCTTGAAGGTCTCTCCATCGGCGACATTGCTGAGCTGCCACCCGAGATGCTGCTGGAGTTGCAGACGACCGCACTCGTCGAGACTGCCCGGGTAAAGCGCCTGAAGGACCGTTTCGAAGCAGCACTGGCGCAGCGCTATGGCGCGGCGACCGAGGCCGCGCGTTCCGCCCAAGGCAAGACCTCCGGCACCGTTCGGATCGAGGATGCGGGCATGGTGGTGATCGCCGATCTGCCGAAGAAGGTCACGTGGGATCAGGACCGGCTGGCCGCGATGGCGACCCGCATCCGCGAGGCGGGCGACGACCCGACCCAGTACCTCGAGATCGCCTATCGCGTGCCGGAACGCCGGTTTGGGGCCTGGCCCGACGCCATCCGCGAGGGCTTTGCTGCCGCCCGTTTCGAGACCACCGGCAAACCTGTGTTCCGGCTCGAGACCCGAGACCGGTAACGCGCGGCGGCGGGACGCCCGAGCGGCAACGCCGGGCAGGTTCCCCTTCGGCACCCGGTCACCCCCGCCGCCGCGCCCTTTTCAATTCATCGGAGAACCCAATGGCCTTCCGCATCATCACTGCCGACGAGCGCCTCTCGGCCGCCGAGAACAAGACCTCGCTCGCCATCTTCGGCCCACCGGGCGTGGGCAAGACCACGCTCCTGAAGTCCCTGCCTGCCGAGGAAACCGTCTGCCTCGACCTCGAGGCCGGGATGAAATCGGTGCAGGACTGGCGCGGCGCGTCGATCCCGGTGCGCAGCTTCACCGACTTCCGCGACCTTGCGGTGCTGATCGGCGGGCCGGATCCGGCGCAGCACCCGCAGTCCTGGTACGGGACCGAACGGCATGCGTGGCTGCAGGCCCAGCATCGCGAAAGCGGCATCGAGGCCTTCCTTGCCGCGCGCCGCATCGTCTTCGTCGACTCGATCACAGATCTGACGCGGCAGGCGATGGCCTATGCCCGCCAGCAGCCCGAAGCCTTCTCGGACCGGACCGGCAAGCCCGATGTCCGAGGCGCCTACGGTCTTCTGGGGCGTGAAGTCATTCAGGCGCTCAAGCACCTCCAGCATGCGCGCGGCAAGACCGTGATCTTTGTCGGCGTGCTGGAAAAGGTGACCGACGATTTCGGCACCGTCTCCTGGCAACCGCAGATGGAAGGCAGCAAGGCCGGGCGGGAGTTGCCGGGCATCGTGGACCAGGTCGTCTCGATGCACCTCTTCGCCCGCGATGCAGAGGGTGGCTGGGTCCTGGATGAGACCGCCACCGACCGCCGCCTTGTCTGCAAGTCGGGCAACCCTTGGCGCCTTCCCGCCAAGGACCGTTCCGGCCGCCTCGACCTGACCGAACCACCCGACCTCGGCGCGCTGCTCGCCCGGATCGACGGCCACGCCCCCCATCAACCCGCTTTCGCCTCCTGACCCCCGAAAGGACATGATCCCATGAGCTACGATCTGAACGACGCCCAGCCGCAGATGGCCCCCATCGGGGAACTGATCCCGGACGGCACATTTGCCAAGGTGCGTCTGACCATCCGCCCCGGCGGCGTGAACGGCGCGACCCCGATGGATGCGGGGCTTCTGAAGGCTTCGCAGTCTAGCGATGCCCGCATGCTCGACTGCGAATTCACCGTCGTCGACGGCCCCCATGCCCGCCGCAAGTTCTGGCAGAGCTTCACCGTGGCGGGCGGCAAGCTGGACGAGAAAGGCCAGTCCATCGGCTGGAAGATCTCGAAATCCACCTTTCGCGCCATCGTGGACAGCGCCCTTGGCCTTGATCCCAGGGACGAGAGCCCCGCCACCAAGGCCAAGCGGGTTCTGCCTGGCCTCAGGCACCTCGAGGGCATCGTCTTCGCCGCCCGCATCATGGTGGAGCCCGCCTCCAACCCTCAGTACCGCGACCAGAACCGCATCGCCAACGTCGTTCTGCCCGACGAGCCGCACCATGCTTCCATCATGCGCGGCGAAACCGTCCCGCCCGATCCGGTCAACGCCCCGCCGCGCAAGGCCGCGAGCGTCGCAGCGCCGGGTTGGCAGGCCCCAGCACCGGCCTGGGGCGCGACACCGCAGCCCGCGGCGGCACCGGCGCCCGTCTGGGGGGCGCAGAACGCCCCGGGCGCTCCGCCCGCGACACAGGCCCCCGCACCCGCAACGCCGAGCATCGCCGCCATGCCCGCATGGCTCAATGGCTGAGGCGCGGGGGAAACGGTGGTCGGGTGGTTCCGCAGGGGCACCCATCGCCGAGCCCGAATGGGCTGGGCCGGGCGACCGGCCCATGCCCCCCGACGAATGGCAGGCGCATGTGACGCGCGCCGCCGCTCTGGAGATCGGAACATGGCTCGAGGCCCGAGGAAGACTGCACCAACCCATCGCAAGCCTTACCCTCGGCGACCTCGAGGCCATGGCGGTGAACGCCATCTCGCGCTGGATCGTGATGCAGTCGGAACGGCTCCACCGACAGGATTGGCCGCGGGACGACCCGATCGCGACGCTCTTGCTCGGGTAGCGCTCTGCGCCGTCTGCGCCCGGGAAGCCCGGGGCTTTGGCTACGTCCACCGTCTCCAGCACGACCGCTATCCCTATCACCGCTTCTGCTCGCTCCGCTGTCAGGGCGTGGGCAGCGCAATCGCTCAAAGGAACAATGGCATGATCGACAAGACCGCCCGCGAGGCACAGGCCATTCGCGATGCCCGGGTGCTGTTCGCCGAAGCGCTGACCGACCTCGGCCTTATGGCGCCCTTCTTCGACCGAACCGCCGCCGACATCGACCGGCTGATCGAGGCGGCCGTGACCGGCTACGTCGACAGCATGCTGGCGCAGGGCGCGCGCAAGGAACGGACCGGCACCGCCCATGACGATCCGATTCCGTTCTGAGGGGGCCGTCATGATCGATCTGAACAATGAGACCGCCCCCTGGACCGACCTTCTCGCTGCCGCGACGGCGAACGCCATCACCGACTTCGAGGTCGAGTTCTGCGAGAGCCTGCGCCAGAAGCTCGAGAAATTCGGCGCGCGTGCCCGGCTGACCGAGGCCCAGCATCACAAGCTGACCTGCATCGCGCAGGCGGGCGGCTTCTGGGAGCGCGACCAATGATCGACCTGAACCACGGCTCGGGCTGCATCTACGGTCAGGATGCGCCGCGTCCGCCGATCGCCGCCGCCGTCTCATCCGCGATCGATGCCGCCCTGACGGCGCGCAATCGCGCCGAGCGCCCCCGCACCTATGTCAGTTCCTCGGGTCTCGGCCGCGACTGCCTCCGCCAGATCCAGTACGACTTTCTCGCGGTGCCCAAGGACGAGGGCCAGGAGTTCGAGCCGCGCACTCTGCGGATCTTCGAGGCTGGCCACCGGGCCGAGGATATCGTCGCGGGCTGGTTCAGGATTGCCGGGTTCGACCTGCGCACCGAACGCCCCGATGGTCGCCAGTTCGGCTTCGAGGCCATGGCGGGCCGGTTCAAGGGCCATATCGACGGCTGCTTCGTCTCGGGCCCCGTCGCGATGGAGTACCCCGCTCTCTGGGAGAACAAGGCGCTCGGCGCTTCCAGTTGGAAGGATGTGGTCAAGCGTGGTGTCAGCATCGCGCGCCCCGTCTATGGTGCCCAGATCGCCCTTTATCAGGCCTATATGGACCTGCCCAACCCGGCGCTCTTCACAGCGCTGAACCGCGACACGATGGAATTGCACGCGGAACTCGTCCCCTTCGATGCCCGCCTTGCACAGGAGATGTCGGATCGGGCCGTCACGGTTGTGCAGGCCTCGGCGGCGGGCGAATGGTTGCCCCGGATGGCCACCGAGCCCACGGCGGTCGTCTGTCGGGGCGGCATGGCCGGCGGCAAATGGCACGCGCCCTGCGCATGGGCAGAGCGGTGCTGGAGGGGCGTCTGTGTCTGACTTCGTCCCCTCGGCCGCGCAGGCCGCCGCCATCGCCGAAGTCCGCGACTGGTTCGAGAACCGCACCGAGGAGCAACAAGTGTTCCGGCTCTTCGGCTACGCCGGGTCGGGCAAGAGCACGGTCCTGAAATTCGCCCTCGACGATCTCGGTCTGTCGCCCCACCGCAGCGCCAAGGACGGCCGTTGCGTGCCGGGCGTCGTCACCGCGACCTTCACCGGCAAGGCTGCGCTGGTGCTGACTCGCAAGGGCACGCCCGCCCGCACCATCCACAGCCTGATCTATTCGGTCATCGAGTCGACCGAAGAGGAAATCGCCGCCGCTGCCGCCAAGGTTCAGGAGGCCGAGACCGCCGCGCGCAAGCTGACCGGTTTCGACAGGACCGCAGCCGAGGCAGGGATCGAGGCGATGCGCCAGGCGCTGTCCGCGATGAAGCACCCTCGCTTTGCCCTGAACCCGCAAAGCGATGCCGCGGATGCGCGGCTGATCGTTCTGGACGAGGTGTCGATGGTGGGCGAGGAGATGGCCCGCGACCTGATGAGCTTCGGCAAGCCGATCCTCGTGCTGGGCGATCCGGGCCAGCTTCCGCCGATCCGGGGCGAAGGCGCCTTTACCCGCGACGCGCCCGACGTGATGTTGACCGAGATCCACCGCCAAGCGGCCGAGAGCGCGATCATCCGCCTCGCCACCATGGCGCGGATGGGGGAGCCCATCTGGTTCGGGGTTTACGACGCCCATGTCGCCAAGCTTCGAAAGGGCGACATCACGCCGGATCAGGCGCTTCGCGGCGGACAACTGATCTGCGGCCTGAACGCGACGCGCTTCCAGCTGAACAATGCGATGCGGTCGGCCGCCGGGCTGGGCGGGACATATCTTCCTACCGGCGGGGCGGAAAAGATCATCTGCCTGAAGAACGACAACTCACTTGGTCTAATCAACGGCATGTTCCTGACCCTCGAGGATATCGTCGATGAGGGCAGCCTCTACTTCTCAGCCGTGGTGCATGAGGCTGAGGCGCCTCCCGCCACTGGTTCGAGGGAGGCGCCGAAGGGGCGACGTGTGACGCCATTCGACAGCGACGGCCGCCCGGGCCGGCTGCGCATCTACAAGGGGCATTTCGAGGACCACGTCGCCTATGACGACAAGCGCCATGACCGCGACTGGCGGGAAAAGCGCAATCTGACCGAGGCGACCTTCGGCTGGGCGATCACCGCGCACAAGGCGCAAGGGTCACAATGGGAGAACGTGATCGTCTGGGACGACGGGCTTGGTCGCAGCGAGATCGACCGCCGCCGCTGGCTCTACACTGCCATCACCCGCGCCGAGCGCGGCCTCGTCCTCCTTGCGTGAGGGGACGCCATGATCGATCTCAACGATGTCGCCACGCCGAAAGCACGCCACGATCTGGCGGCCGTGAAGGATCGGCTTGCCGCCACCGCAGGCGACTGGCTCCCCGGCATCTTTCCGGAGGCGCGGCTTGCGCGCGACCGTCGTTCCTTGCGCTGCGCCGACCTGTCCGGCCGCCCGCCGCGCAAGGAAGGATCGTGCACCATCCACCTCGACGGGCCCTATGCAGGCTGGGGCTTCGACTATGCCACTGGCGAATGCGCCGGGCCCATCGATCTGATCGCGCAGGCGACGGGGCTGAGCGATGGCGCGCTCTTCGACGAAGCGGCGCGGATTGCCGGGATAGATCGCCCCGCACCCCGATCGGCACCGCGCCCGAAGCCCGACCATTCAACGGAGGTTGCGCGTCTGGTCGATGGCGCACAGCCGCTCGCTGGAACCGTGGGCGAAGCCTACCTGCATGCGCGCGGCCTCGGCGATCCGGAATGCCCGGATCTGCTGTTCCATCCCGACCTGCCGGATTTCGACACGCGGCGCGGGTGGCCGGGTCTGATCGCGCTGCCTCGACTGGCGGACGGCACCCGCGCGCCGGGCATCCACAGGACCTTCCTTTTGGACGATGGCAGTGCCAAGGGCCCGGCTGGCAAGAAGATGCTGGGTTCGGTGGCCGACGCGGCCATGCGCCTGTTCGCCATGCCTGCCGACGGCCATTTCGGCATTGCCGAAGGCATCGAGACCGCTCTGGCAGCGCATGCCCTGTTCGGCACCGCTGTCTGGGCGGCGCTGTCCGCGGATGGCCTCGCGCGCTTTCTCTGGCCCGAGGGCACGACGCGGGTCACGATCTATGCCGATGCTGGCGATGCCGGTCGTCAGGCGGCTGCCACGCTCTCGGACCGGCTGAACCGGGCCGACATTCCGAACGAGATCGTGGTCCCGCTCCATGGCGACGACTTCAACGACGATCTCATGCGTAGCGCACGCGCTGAGGACTACGGCCCGCGCCAGGGGATGCCGACCGAAGACCAGCCCGCCGCGATGGCTCGCTTGCCATCTGCTGGCGACATCATCGCTGACCTGGTGGCGGCCGCCGATGCACTGACCAACCCGCCCGATATCTCCGCCCTTGGCGAACTTCTCGGCCGCATTGCCCTCGCGCGGCTGGACCCGCTGCCCGCGCGCCAGATCCTTGCCCGCATCAAGACCACGACCGGCATCGCCATGTCGATCCTCGACAAGCAGCTGATCGAACTGGTGAAGCGCGTGAACGTCTCCGGCGATCCCCATGCGCGGATCGCCAAACCTGTCTGGTTCAACCGCCTGCGACAGGATCTGGTTGGAATGCCCGAGCGCAACGAGGCCAATGTCATCATCGCGCTGACGTCCGACGTCGCTTTCGCGGGCGTGCTGGCCTTCGACGACTTCTCGCAGGAGATCGTTGTCCGCCAACCGCTCCCTTGGGATACCGCGACCGGCCCGTTTCCCCGCCCTTGGGAGGATGCCGACGATGTCCGGACCGCGGAATGGCTGCAGCTGCGCGGGGTCAATGTCGCGCCACTTGTCGTCGGTCGCGCTGTTGGTGCCGTCGCGCGCGAACACCGCATCCATCCTGTCCGCGACTGGCTGGAACACCTCCGCTGGGACGGCGCGCCCCGGATCGAGACCTGGACCAGCACCTATCTCGGCGCCGCGCCGACCCCGTTCCATCATACCGTCGGTGCGCTCTGGCTCATCTCGGCCGTGGCACGTATCTTCCGCCCCGGCGTGAAGGCCGATCACATGCTGATCCTCGAGGGCCCGCAAGGCGCGCGCAAATCGACAGCCATCAAGGTTCTGGCGGGCGAAGCATGGTTCACCGACGAACTGCCCGAGCTTGGGTCAAAGGACGCCGCCATCCACATGCAGGGCGTCTGGATCGTGGAGATCGCCGAACTCGATGCCATCGGCCGGGCCGAGGTCTCGCGCATCAAGGCCTTCCTGACCCGGACCACCGACCGCTTCCGCCCGCCCTACGGCCGCTACACGGTCGAGGTCCCGCGCCAATGCGTGTTCGCCGGCACCGTGAACCCCGACACCTATCTGCGCGACGAGACCGGCAACCGCCGCTTCTGGCCGCTGCGCTGCGGCAGCATCGACATCGCGGCGCTGGCCCGCGACCGG